GAACTGAGAAGCTCCGTACAGAAGCCTCCCAGTTCGAGGATCGTTGCGTCGTCCATTTAGTCCTTAAGCTGCCTTTGATGCTGCCGGTCGTGACGCGGCTTTCATCTTGGCCTCGTGATCCTTGTTGATCTTGTCCTCCTCCAGAGCCAGTTGCTGAGCGCCTTGCAGAATGCGAGCACGAGTGTCTGCATCCTGTCGGTCGTTCGTGCGGGACTGGTTGTCGGCGGCCAGAGCAAGCTGCTGGTCCTGCTGCTGCGACTTGGTTTGATCCAAGGCGAACAGTCGGCTGGCGTCTGCCTGCTTGATGGTGAGTGCGTCCTGAGCAGTCTTTGCCGTCTGCTGCTTGACCTGGAGTTCACCCATCTTGATCGGGTCGGGACCCGGAGGCGGTGCGTTGGGATCGAGGTATGCGTTGAAGTTCGTGAAGCCTTTTAGCTTCGCGATGTCGCTGAGCATGGCGAATCGGCCCTTAGCGCCGAACATGCCACCCAAGCCGGGGTCCTTTGCCATGGCTTCGTAGCCCTGCATGAGGTCCATAGCGGCCTGATCCTTCTCACCATAACCGAGGTGAGCGGACACGGTGCACGAGGTGCGCTCAGTCCATTGCTTGGGCGTGAACCCAATCGGCTGACCAGAGATTTCGATTACCTTGTCGTCCTGATGGTTCAGGATGAGCAGGCGCACGACCTCAAGCATCAGAGGGACGAGGAAGTTGTAAGCGAAGTTGCGCGCCATGATCTTCTGGCGGATGCTGCTTACCTTCATCATCGTGTCCACAAGACCCTTGGAGTTCTGGGTCGAGATGGCGCTCTTGTCGAGGCCCTGAGACAGCGCAGAGATGCCCGTGGACTTCTCGTTGTTGTCGTTCAGCATTCCCAGCACGTTGAAGACGTACGGGTTCAGGTTGGCCTGCTGGAACGGTTGCACACTGTCCGGTCGCCTGACGTTAACGACGCCGCCGAGCCGGTTGTCTAAGAGTTCACGTGGGTTCATTAGACCGCCATTGACCACAGCCCAACGCGGGTTAGTCGTGATGGCGGTGTGATCGAGCACACCACGGAAGAGAACGGTACGGGCGTTCTGGGTGTGGATCACACGCTGTGCAAAGTTGTTGCCGTAGAACACGTGGCTGACCGGCAGCGGCACGTACGCAATGAAGGGAGCCAGCGATGCAGATTTTGTAGAGACGGACGCCCTTGCTGGGGTCAATCTGCATACGCACGAAGTTCTCAAAGTAGACGATGTATTCGAGTTCGTCTTGGATCGGGTCGTCGGAGACGTCGTTCTGTCGGGTAGGCGCAGTGCGCGCGAGAACCTCAGGAGAGAACATCAGAGCCCGAGCGTCATCGGCCGGAAGGGACGCAACGAGCTTCGGGTCTACGCCCATCTCGATTAGCTCAGCCTTCGTCTTCGGCGTGCGGTGACCGCAATAGACGGCCTTGTCGATGCTTGTCGCGATGCTCTCGATGAGAAACTCTTCGGGAGCAATGTTGACGATGGTGACCTTGGAGATGTCTTGCTTGCGCGTGAGCGATCCCTTGAAGGTCCCGTCAGGCTGCTCCTCGGCGTCGAAGGTATCGACCTCGTCGTGCGAGGCGAGAGCCTGCGCGTCGTCGTGGCTGATGCCCTCGAACTCTTCGTCCGAGTATTTGAACTTCTCTTCCCAGAACACCTTCACAACGCCAGCGCGGGCTACGAGACCATCGTAAATTGCGCTGCCGAAGATGTTGAAGCCGTCGTTCTCACGATAGATGACGTAGCGGGCCGCCTCGGTCGCAACGCGACAGTGGACGGTATTCATGAACTGGTCGGGATCGAACTGCGCAATCTGCTCGCCACCGGAGAAGACCTCCTGCAACTGAGCGCGCATCATCTCGACGCTGTCGTAAACGTCGCTGGCCACGTACGAGGACGAGCCTTCAGTAGTGCGTCGGGGAAGCTCTCCGTTCAGGTACTTCGTGACCCGAGTGCGCTCAAGCGCCAGTCGGCTGTCATAGAAGCCTGAAGCGGTCATCTGCTTCTGGGAGACCCGGGCGACAATATCCTCGGGACTTAGGGGGCGAGTTGTCGCCATAGGTTTCCTTTGTTAGATGGCTTGAACGTAGTAGTCGTCGGTGACTTCGACCGGCGTCCACACGTCCTCGGAGACGTACGCTGCGATTGCGAGCGCCATGACCGTGTCGTCGTGAGTGCCACCCTCGGCCTCCATCTTCCCAGCCTCGGTGACGACGAACGTCATCATTTCGGCAAGGGTCGTGGGGTCGTTGATTTCGATGCCGCCGTCGCGGTCTAGTTCGCGCAGCTTGTCGATGATCAGGGGCTTGGTCCGCTCGCTGGTGAAGAAGCCGAGGTTGATGCTGTCCTTCTCGTCCAAAGTGCCCTCAGGCTGCTCTGTGTAGAGGTAGGGATAGTTCGCATCACGCAGGGCGACGCATGTCACCAGACCGTGGTTGTTGCGCTCAGGAGCGATGGTGGCGCTGTTGTAGTGATAGCCGAGAGCGATTAGGACCTTCGCGAACTCGTCGGGGTGGATGATTCCACGCCAGACGGCCACTTGCCTTCGCTTGCTGTCGAGAACTTGTGCGACACTGCTGTCGCCTTCCTTCTTGCCCTTCACGCCACCACGGATGCCCATGCCGACGTCAGCACCAATGGTGTAGATTTCGGTCGCTGAGCGCGGGTGGTAGATCAGAAGCTCACCGCGAGGGTCTTCTTCAAGCACGCGCAGGGGCAGGGCTTTCCCTGTCTTCTGATCATACTTGACGGTGACGGTCATCTGCTTGAGAGGCTTCTTGGTCTTGGCGACCTGAAGACGCTCGTTGAGGCTCTCGGAGTTGAAGATCGGTCGGCCGGTGCTGAGGAAGGCTTCCTCTGCGGTCGACGGGTATTCCTGCTTGAACAGATCAACGCCGCTGGTCGCGACTTTCTTTCGCCGCCAGTAGAGTTGGTCGTTTGAGTTCAGAAGCGGAGCGTAAAGCTCCAGCATCTTCTCTTCTTCGGGTGTTCGCACAAAGTCTGCGGGCGCGGTCTCACGGTATTCATCCGTTTCGAACCATGCGCTGAAAAACACCTCGTACCCGTTCCATAGATGGTCGCGGCGGACTGCGCCTTGATACATCTCGTAGAACTTGCCGGTCACGCCTTGTGCCGTGCTCTCCAGGAAGAGGAACGTATCGTCTTCTTCTGGGATGGCCTGCACTAGACCGTTGAAGTTTGTGTTGGCGAATGCGACGGGCCAGAACGCCACCTCAGAGAGATGAGCGAACGTGAGCGTTTCGCCGCGAGCGATACCTCGGCCGCCTGCCGTGGCAACGCGCATGCCGCTGTCGAGCTTGTCGAAGTTCAACTCGTTACGCGAGAGATACTTCGTTGACGGACGGACGATGTCAGGGACGTTGTCGTGGACGCGCCGATACATATCGAGCAGCGTCGTGGTGCTGTCGCCTTCGTGCGCCATAACGAGACCCTTCTGGGCCTTGCGCTGAGACAACCACCAATACTGGAATGCTGAGATGACGGTGGAGAGGCCCTGCTGTCGAGCCTTGAGGACGACGAAGCGAACCTTGCCTGTCTTCTCCCACTGCTCCAGAACTTCTTCCAAGAAACGCTTCTGCACGCGGTTCAGCACGAGCGGAGCAATCTTGCCCTTCTTCGTTCTGATCTTCACACACTTGGCAGCGTAGAATTCGAAGTCGTCGAGGAGGCGCTTGCGCGCCGCCCTCTGCTTGTCGGATAGCTCAGTCACCAGAAATCTCGTCGAGGAAGTCCTCGGCCTTGCTGAGTGTCAGCTTAGATTTGCTCTCGGGCTTGCTCTTGGTGTAGGCGAGCACGGTGTTGATGGCTGAGACCTTGGTCTTCTGTTCGGTCGGTCCTACAGCGAGCACGAAGCACTCACGTAGAGCCGCCTTGGCCATCCCAGCGTCGTCGTTGGGAATGGTGATCCACTCGCCGTTCTCGCTGAGGACACGATCCTCCTCGGGGGCAAGCTGGCCAGTGTCGGTCATGATTTGAATAAACCTGTCTGCAAGCGCACGCGCCTTCGCCCACTTCTTCTCAGCTTTCGCGCGAGTAGAACCGTTAGGGACGCCTGTGCGTTTGAATTTCTGTGGGTCGATTTTGCGGTCGAGCTTTAGCTGCATGTCCCGCAGCTTCATCTTGATGCGGTAGTCTTCGTCGAGCCACGCAGCCTTCGCCGCAAGCGAGAGGACCGAAGTCCCCTCACTTACTTTGTCGGTCATTAGTCTTCCTTACTTGAAGGCACTCTGGACTGCCGAAGCCACCTCAGGCGGCAGGAACGCTGCGTAGTGGTCAACAGCCGCGTCACGCCTCTTTGGGTTCGTGCCAATCTTGTGAAGCTGGCGAACCAGACCCTTGATGGCATGCGTGAACTCAGGATACTTCGCGACAAGCGCGGTCTCTGAGTTGATGCGGTTCTGCGCAGACTGCTCAGCCTGATCGCGATACTTCGGGCTCCTCACGCCGTATGCAGCAGCTTCCCGAATGGCATACGCCTGCGGGGAGATGTCGGCGGGATACAATCGTTCCTCGTCGAGAGGCGCGAAAGCCGCCTTCGTCTCTTCAGCCTTAGGCGCTTCGGTCTTCACCTTGCCATTGCTCTTGCTGATCTTCATCGCAGTGGCCGGGATCGCTTGCTTTGCAGCAACAGAACCATCGGTCATCTGCGTCGTCGGTGCGCTGTCACTCTGGCCCGGGACGGGCGCAGGCGGCAGGCCCTGCTTCAGCTTCTGCTTGAGCATCGCCAGTGCAGTCGGGTTGAACTCAGGCGCTGCGGGAGCCGCAGGCGGAGCTTCAGCCGGAGGAGCCTCAGGAGCCGGTAGGCCTGCCTTCAGCTTTTTCTGCAGCATCGCGAGGGCCATCGGACTGATGTCCGGTTTGGCGGGCGGTGCCGGGGGTGGCGTAGGTTCGGGCTGCGGGTCAGGCGGGAGGCCTGCCTTCAGCTTCTGCTTCAGCATCTGCAGTGCCATCGGGTTGAACTCGGGCACTTGAGGAGCCGGAGGAGCCGGAGGCGCCGGCGCACCAGGTAAAGGTGTCGCCAGTTGCTTCTTCAGCATCTGCAGCGCCATCGGATTGAACTGAGGCGCAGCAGGCGGAGGAGCGGCCGGGGGAGGCACTTGCGGACCCGTAGGACCAGCCGCAGGAGGCCGAGGGCCCCAAGGTGCGTTGGTCGGCTGCGGCAGCGGAGGAGGCTGCTGCGGGACCGGAGGCGGATTCGTTGCCTTGCGAAGCTCTGCGTTGTGATCTGCGAACGTCTTGGCGAAGTTTGCAGCCGGTCGTGATCCGCCTGTGACGCTGTCGAGTAGACGAGCACCACCGAGGCCGATACCGAGGCCGCCCATGAGGCCGCCGCCGACTGCACCAGACACGTGAGGCATCCCGAACGCGAGAGCGCCGAGGCCTGCCATCGTGCCACCAATGTGCCAAGGGTTGAAGACGCCGCGCACGACGCTTTTCATTCCGCCAGTAGCGGAGCCCTGCCAGCCGGTCTTGGGATCGAATGATCCTTCACCCTCGGCCTGCTGCCCAGTCTTCAGCGCGCGAGCGAGGAAGTGGGCGTTGGCTCCATCGGGAGCATTGGCCGTTGCGGTCGTAAGGTGCTCCATGTCCTTCGGGGTGATCTGGTCACCACGTCGGATGGATGCGATTGCGTTCGCCTCTTCAGGCGTCAGCACCTTCTGCTTCGCGACGTTGTCCAGCGCGGCTTTGAGTTCGCCGTGCGTGTCGGCCATCACCTTCTGGTGCGCCTGCGCCGCCTCATGAATGTTGTTGAGGTCGAGGCCGGTGTCCTGCAAGCGAGTGGCGTAGTTGGCCGCAGCTTCCGGGTCAGCGTTGTACTTGCCCATGCGGATAGCACGAGCGCCTGCAGCGACTGCGGGTAGCACATGAGGCGATACACTTGCTGCGCCTCCGACAGCCGCCTCAGGGAGAGCCGAGGGGTCGAAGGGGACGTCAGTGCCGATCTTGGTGCCAGCCTGCGTGATAGCGTTCTGCGCTACGCCGCCGCCAGCGCCTACGGCACCGCGAGTGAGCAAGTTGGTCGCCACACGACCGAGGCCATTCAATCCAGCGCCGACCGCATTCCCCAGACCTGGAGCGTGCATGATCGAGCCGGGGACGGCTGCGGCGAGTGAGGTGCCAATGCCGATGGCTTTGTCTTCGTCGTTCGGGACGGCGTTCTTGTCGCCCGAGCGGGCAACTGCGCGAGCCTTGACGTTGTCGCCTGCCTGACTGAGCACGAGAGGTGCGAGACCGCCCACCACGGCACCAGCCGGGGTTAGGAGGTCACCTACCGCTGCACCAGCCGCTGACGTAGCAGCGAGAGGCGCTTGCTCAGCAATGAGCTTCGGTATCTGGCGCGGGCTCCACTTGAGCGGATTCCACGAGCCGTTGGTGACGTTGGCGGGCTTGTAGTCGGGATCGACAGGACTGTCATCGACGTCGCTGCCGAGAATATTCTTACGTGAGGACTGTACGCCTCGAACCATCTCGTTGTAGCCGTGGCGTGCGCCCGACGTGATGTCCGAAATAATACTAGGTTCTTCGGACGCAGCATCAGGTGCCGTAGTTGGCTTGGGAGCCGTCTTGGCAGCGCCGAAGTGCGAGAGGATTTCACTGGCAGAGTACCCCGCGTCCTTTGCAGCCTTGAATTTCTCAGGTGCCTTGGACGCGAGGTGGCTCACGATTTCGTCGTCAGAATAGCCAGCCGCACGGGCCTGCGAGATTTGGTCCGCTGTTACGTCGGCCATTCAGTTTCCTTATTTGAAGATGCTGTCCAGCGAGGGACGTTTGTCGGCGCTGGGAGCGGGCGGGTTCGCAAAGTCTTCGAGCTTCTGGAGACCCTTCGAGCCTTCATCACTCAGAAGAGGCGGAAGGCGAGCAGCAGCGCGTGCGCCGATCTGCGTCTTACGTTTGTCTTCCAACGCTCCCATTGCGCCGTGCATGAGCGTCTGGAATTGCTTGATCTGCTCACGCTGTTGGGCGGGGGACATCTGCGGAGGAAGGTTCTCTTCCCACTTGCGGATTTCCGTGTCTGACAGATTGTTCTGCTTGAACACCTTGCCCAGCTCATCGACCACCGCGTGCGCGGCAGTTCGGAAGCCGGGGACAGAACCGCTACCACTGACTTCCTCACTCCAAGCGTTCTTGACGCGGTTGAAGAGAGGTGTGTCGCCGTTGCCTAGACCTTTCATTGCACCAATCAACGCTTCACTTTGGTGAGCGATGGTCTGGTTCAACGCACGGGCGCTTTCGGCACCCTTGGTCACCATGTCCTTCTGGCCTGCAACGCGCGCAGCGTAGACGGTAGGATCGAGACCCGGGTCGACTAGCTTAGCGGCAGCGAAGGCGGCCGGATATGGACTGTCCTTGCGCGTCATCGCGTTCGGAGGAAGGACCAACGTGTTGTCGAGAAGGCCGTTCACCATCGCGGCCTGAGCCGGTTTCATGGTGGCGAAGAAGGCCTGCTCTTGTTCGGGCGTCCTCTTCGTAGGATCATCACCGAGCGCCTTAGGATCACCCCACACGGGGGTCATCTGCGGAGCCTGCTCTGTGCCGCCAGCGGCTTCCTTCGACCAATTGCCGTCCAGCATACGCATCTGGCCATTGGAGTTCGTCTGCATCACCTGACCGTTCGGCATCACGTGGCTTGTCCACGAGCCCTGCGCGTCCTTGGCCATACGCTGGCCGTAGACCTTCGCCATGAGCGCCTGTTGCGTCTTGGTGTTGCGGTCGTTGTGGTCGGCAGTGATAGCTGAGTTGATCGCAGCGGCCTGCGCCGGATTGACGATGCCTGCGATGGACGCGCCGATCTGCGAGAGACCTTCTGCGCGTCGGTCCCAAGGGTCCTCGGGCGGAGCAGTGAGAGCGCCGGGGCCCATGGTGTTGTCGGGGCTTAGTGCGGGCACGCCCGGTCCTTTCTGTGCGAGATAAGAAGATGGCTGACCAGCGTCGGGGAGAACGGGACTGCCGAACACCTTGCGAGCGTTGGCTGCACGCTGGTCGCGTGTGCTTCCGTCTGAGCGTTCGTAGAGTTGATCCCAAGCGCGGGCAGCTTCCTCAGGAGATGTAGCCGCCTGTATGGCTTTGTACGCTTTGCTCTCGGA